TATCGATGACGAAGAAGATGAAATGGACATGGAATTGGACATGGATTCTGATGACGAGTCTGAAATGGAAGACGAAGACGAAGGTGAAGAAATGTTGATGATGGACTTACCTGGTGACGAGTTAGAAGTAGATGACGAGGAAGAAGTTCTTTTACCACTTGACTTAACAGGTGCATCTGACGAGGAAATCTTAAAGGTTTTCAAAGCTATGGGTGAAGAAGACGGAATCATCGTAACACAAGACGGTGGTGATGTTACACTTAAAGATGAAGAAGCAGACGTTGAGTATAAAATCCAAATGGAATCAGAAGAAGCTGAAGAGGAAGTAGTTTACGAAATCGAAGTTTCTGAAGAAGACATGGATGAAGAGTGGAACGAAGAAATGGCTGAAGAGTGGGGTTCTAAAAAGGACGAATTCAAACGTAAAGATGGTCATAAGACTGGAGACGTTGATGGTCACTATAAGGACTATGAGATGAAAGAAGAGGATGAAAAAGAGTACGACCACTTCAGAGATGCAGAAAAAGACGACGCTGACCACATTGAAAAATTAGAAAAAGATATGGAAGACGACGCAGAGCACACTGAAGGTGAAATGGAAGAAACTCAAACTCATTCACACGCAGCTGGACGTAAGACAGTTTCTCGTCCTGACAACTATCCTAAAAACTTGGAGCGTTTTGCTCAAAGAAACGAGTCTTTAGAAAAAGAAGTTGCTCAGTTAAGAGAGAAGAACGAAGAGTACCGTAAGGCACTTAACATCTTCAAAGAGAAATTGAACGAAGTTGCAGTATTCAACTCAAACTTAGCTTACGCTACAAGATTGTTCACTGAGAACACTACTACGAAGCAAGAGAAAATCAACATCCTTAGAAGATTCGATTCAGTTGAAACGTTGAAAGAATCTAAAGGTTTGTATAAGACTTTGAAAGAAGAATTTGAAGCTAAGTCAGCTGAAACAATTGCAGAATCTGTTTCTACAAAAGTTTCTAAGACACCGGCTAAAGGTTCATCTTCGAATCTTATTGAATCAAAGACATATGAGAATCCACAGTTCATGAGAATGAAGGATTTGATGTCAAAAATTATCAAATAAAAAATAAACTAATCCTAAAAAAATATTAAAATGGGAGCATTATTAGAAAGCGGTCTTGTTGGTAACATCGGTCTTAAGCACTTGAAAGTTATTAAAGAAGACACAATTAACAAATGGGACAAATTAGGTTTCTTGGATGGCTTGAAAGGCCACATGAGAGAAAACGTAGCTCAGTTGTATGAGAACCAAGCTTCTCACTTAATCAACGAAGCATCATCAGCGGACGGTTCAGGTTCATTCGAAACTGTAGTTTTCCCTATCGTGAGAAGAGTATTCTCTAAATTATTAGCGAACGATATCGTATCTGTTCAAGCTATGAACTTACCAATCGGTAAATTATTCTACTTCGTACCTATGATTCAAAAAGGTGCGAGTGCAGGAACACACAGACAACCATTCGGTGCACCAGGTAACTCTGACGGCGTTAACGCTGGTTACGGTTCTGAAGGTTATGCTAAAAACTTGTACGACCAATTCTACGAAGGTGAAGTACCTAACTCTGACCCAGCTGGTTTGTTTGACTACTCTAAAGGTGAGTACTCTGCAATCACTAAGTCATTAGTTAACGTAGTATGGAACGGTAGTAACTTGGACGTTGCTACATCTGCTGACTACACAGGTAACGTAAGAAGCGTTATCGTTGCATTGTCAGGTTTCTCTTCTGCAGGTGCTGGTAAATTAATCGGTCCTGACGGTCAAGAAATGGATACTGAAGACTTCTTGGCTTCATTGGAAGTATACAGTGGTGCTAACTACTACAACTTCAACGTAGTAACACAGAAGTATGGTAAAGGTATCGTACAGTACGGTGCTGAAACTCCAACTGTATGGTATGGTGGTGACGAAAGAGGTCCAGGTGGTTCTTATGACAACATCTGTTCTGCACAGGGTATCATCTACATTTCTGTAGACACATCAACTCCAGCTGCATTCGGTTCTACTTCAACTGACGGTTACACAGGTACAACATTCGCAACTGCACCTTCATTCACTGCTTCTTACAGAGTTTACAAAACTTTGGAATTTGAAGATGCTATTGGTGAAGTTTCTTTTGACTTACAGTCTGTAACAGTTTCTGTAACTGAAAGAAAATTAAGAGCACAATGGTCTCCAGAATTGGCACAGGACGTTTCTGCATTCCACAACATCGACGCTGAAGCTGAATTGACAGCTTTATTGTCTGAGCAAGTGGCGGCTGAAATCGACCGTGAAATCTTGAGAGATTTGAGAAAAGGTGCTGCATGGTCTTTAAGATGGGACTACAACGGTTGGAAGAGAGTTTCTAACGGTTCAGTAAACTACAACCAGAAGGATTGGAACCAGACATTGATTACTGCAATCAACCAATTGTCTGCTCAAATCCACAAGTCTACTCTTAGAGGTGGTGCTAACTGGATTGTATGTTCTTCTGAAATTTCTGCAATCTTTGATGACTTGGAGTACTTCCACGTATCAAACGCAGCTCCAGACCAAGACCAATACAACATGGGTATTGAAAGAGTTGGTACATTATCAGGTAGATATCAAGTATATCGTGACCCTTACTTCCCACCAAACCAATTATTGATTGGTCACAAAGGTTCTTCTTTGTTGGATACAGGTTACGTTTACGCTCCATATGTACCATTACAGTTGACTCCAACTATGTACAACCCATTCAACTTCACACCAATTAAGGGTATCATGACTAGATACGCTAAGAAGATGGTTAACAACAGATTCTACGGTGTAATCAAGGTTGATGGTGTTAGAAC